ATGAAGGGGGCGCTCGTTGTAGCGCTTGTCCTTGCGCTGGCAACGCCGGCAACGGCGCAGATAGTCGAAGCCGCTTCGCCTTCAGATGGGACCCTTGAGGAGACGTATGCGCGCAACTGCCCGCAGCATGAGGACACCCAAGTGTGCAACTTGCTGCGGGCCGGAATGCAAGCAGGGGCTGCCGTCACAGACTCCCGCACAACCAGAAAGCCCGCTCTACCGAAAGGTGCCTCCCCTGCATCCGCCTCTGCTGCCGTACGGGCAGACCTGACCCAGAAGCCCAATTCCGTTACCAGGGTGCTCGATGTTCAGGATGAATTGAGGAAAGGGGACCGCAAGAAGAACGGTCTCTACGATTCCTATGTGTTCAAGCCACGTGCCGGATACGTAAGCCAATTCAGATTGGTCTCTGCAGAGATGATGACGGCCAGTATCTGCCAATCGGAAGATGGTACGCGCGGCTGTTTCTGGCGCACAGATTCCTGGGCAGTTTCGGATCTCGATGTCCCGACCGGGGGCATCGTGGCTCCCGATGTTCCCCTGTATGTGGTGGTTCGTGGGCAGGGGGATTCCGGCAGCTACAGGCTTACGATCGACGAGCAGCCCAAGACCGAAAATTGGGAAAAGGGCTGGGCGGCCCGCAGAGAAGCTCTCCGTGCCCTCGCTGGCAGGGTGCTCCGCCATCCTGCCGGCTTTCTACTCTACTTCGCAAAGGTGGGAGACGGAGTGGATGTTCGCACTTTCGACGAGACGGGCAAGTTCCATCGCAGTGCTCCATTGGGCAATTTCCAGAACGGCCAGCGAGAGGGCCTGATCTCACTTTTCGCAAACGGCACCGAGATAAAGAAGGCGAAAACAGATGTGTGGATGGGAGCGGACAGTTTCATCGTCGTGTTCGAATACGGGTTGGCCGACCTTTATCACGTCCTGCCAAACGGGGACGTTCGCGTGACCGTCCACCGGGCCAACAAGCCACATGGGCGCATGCCTTACAGCTTGCTGGCCCCGGAAGAAGCGAAGGCATCGCTTGCGCAATATGATAGAAATGTTGCCGCCGTCCGTCTGGCAAATGATCAGCGCAAGTCCGAGGACAGTGGCTTGCTCGGCGCGGTCATGATGGGTGCGGGTGCTGCGATCGCCGGCGGCAATGTCGAGATGGTCTATGGTGCGGCGGTAAAGGGTGCCGAGATGACCACGACCAACGAAGGGCTGCGGTCCGGTTTGTCGGGCCAGGGGGATGCGATGATCGATGCCGGCGCGCAAAGGATGTACGCGGAACGAGCGCAGACGCGGCGGGAGGCATCAAGCGGTTTTGGCCAGAGCAAAGCCGGTTCAGCCGCTGCCAGGCCTGCGGCCGGCGCCGCCAAAGTGCCGGCCGCACGCACGGTTCGCATGGTGCTGATCGCCGGCATCCTTCCCACCGACGCGGACCAGAAAGGCCCCAATGGTTTTAGTCGCAACCCGAATTGCCAGAGCAACATCATCACCGCGACGATCCGCGATGATCGCGGCAGCAATGTGCCGGTCGAGGAGTTGTTCAACCAGTATCGGGCGAACTTCCTCGCCAAGTGCCAGCGCCTGGGCACCGTTTCGACAGGCCCGACGTACGAGATCGAATATCCCCACTCGACGCGCTTCGGCCAAACCGGCTGGAACGACCGGTTGGTGACGCTGCCTTGAGGGGGTGGCTCCTCGTAGCCTCGTTGTCTCTGGTGCTGGCGGCACCGGCTGCGGCCGAAGTCTTTGTATTGGGCAACACCCAAACCGGGCATGTGGTGATCCGTGGCAACACGCCCGATGCCGGGCTGGATGCCAACAGGGAGGCCAAGGGCATCCGTGATACGGGGTGGACCATGTTGTTCGGGGATGATGCCCCAGGATGGGGCGCCGTCTCCTGCGTGAAGCACGCAGGCGGTGTGCAGTTCTCGCTGGCGAGCGGGCATGCGACGGAACTCGAGGCTGTCAAACTGGCGCGGGCCGGTGCTGAAAAGATCCAGAAGCAGACTGGCGGCTCGATCATGTTCCTGTGTGCGCCGCGCTGGAACAACCGGGGGCAGGCCATTGCCTTTGGCTCCGATGGTCTGCCGGATGAGGCTGGTGCCCGGAAGCCGAGTGTTGTCGATCAGGCCATCGGGAAGACCCGGGCGGTCATCTTGCAGCAGACCAGATCTTCGGCGCCGCGCAAGGATTATCGGCGGGACTGCCTGCCGCCACCCGAGGCGGCAAGAGCCGAGCTTGCGCCGCTCGCGCAGGGCGTGATGCAGCCCAAGGACAAGCGACCGCCGGCGCAGATGTGGAAGCCTGCCGGCTGGTGCCCGCCGAGCAGCGACAAGGTTGCGATCGGGAAGCGCGGCTAGGGCGGGGCCACGCTATTTTGGTTCTCATGCCTGTTATATCAAACCTATCTGGCACTTTTTGATTGACAAGCGCCACGCTGTTCTGTAGAGATTGGGCATGCTTCAGAAATCCGCCGAAAGAGAGCGGCTCGGGACGGCTGGGTAACGCCAGCGGTTCGGGGCGGCGCCGGCTGGCAGGGTTTTGGGGTGCCTTGATCAACCCAGCGCAGGAGGTGGCCGATGACGATGCCGAATTGGCAATGGCAGCTCCGGCACCGCCGGGCGTTCATCTCCTGCCTGGCGGAAACCGGGGACCCTTCCGCAGCGGCGGCGGCGGTGGGCCGGCCGACAGACCAGGCTTATCGGCTGCGGCATACGGACATGGCCTTTGCCGCCGAGTGGGAGCGGGCGGTTGCCATCGCCTGGGAGCAGGTGGAGGCGCGGGTGCTCGTGGGCCTGCTGAAAGCGGCGGCGGTGACGGCGGAGGACACCACGGGCAAGCTGATTGACCATCGCATGGCGCTGGCGCTGCTGCAGCGCCGGGATGCGCCGCAGCGGGCGGGTGCTGGCGCTGGTGCCGGCAGCGGCGGCAGGGCGGCGGCGCGGCGGCCGGATGCGCTGGGCGTGGAGCGGCTGCGGGCCGAGATTCGCGCCCTGGCCGGGCCGTTGCCGGTGGAGCAGGCGCGCGCCTGACGCGGCCTGACGCCGCCTGCCTCGGCCGGGGGCGGGCCTGACCTGAAATCCAACTGAAAGGCGCCCGGAGCATGGCCGACGCTGGGGATGACGCACGGCTGCACGCTTCCATCGCGCAGCTGTGGAGTGCGCTGGGGCGCGAGGCGCGCGTTGCAATCGTGAACCGATTTGGTGTGGATGCCGTGGTGGAGGCGTTGACCGGCGCCGGCACGCTGCGGCCGCCGCAGATGGCGCCGGCGGGGGATTGGTCCATCTGGGCGATCCTGGCCGGGCGCGGCTTTGGCAAGACGCTGGCCGGGGCGGAATGGGTGCATGGGCTGGCGGCGGAGGGCGGCAAGCGCTTTGCGCTGGTGGGGCCGAGCCTGGAGAGCGCCCGCGCCGTGATGGTGGAGGGCGAATCCGGCTTGCTGGCGCGGCTGCCGCCCGGCGGGGACGTGACCTTTGTGCCGAGCCTGCGGCAGATCAACTGGGCCAATGGCTCCCGCGCCCGGCTCTACTCCGGCGGGGACCCGGACAGCCTGCGCGGCGGGCAGTTCGATTATGCCTGGGGGGACGAATTTGCCCATTGGCCGCGCGCCGAGACCACGCTGACCAACCTGCGCATGGCGACCCGGCTGGGGCCGCAGCCGCGCCTGCTGCTGACCACGACGCCGCTGCCGCACGAGTGGCTGAAGGCGCTGCTGGAGGAGCCGGGCGTGGTGGTGACGCGCGGCCGGATGCGGGACAACCGCGCCAACCTGCCGCGTGGCTTCATCGAGACGCTGGAGGCGCGCTACGGCGGCAGCGCCCTGGGCCGGCAGGAGCTGGACGGCGAGATTGTGAGCGACCTGACCGGCGCGCTGTGGGACCGCGAGCTGCTGGAGCGGCAGCGGCGCGCGGCGCCCGCCATGGGCCGCGTGGTGATCGGCGTGGACCCGCCGGCGGGCGGCGCGGCGGGCGTGTGCGGCATTGTGGTCGCCGGGCTGGGGGCGGATGGCTTTGGCTATGTTCTCGCCGATGCCAGCGTGGCCGGCGTGCGGCCGGAAAGCTGGGCGCGCGCCGTGGTGGCCGCGGCAGACTATTGGCAGGCCGACCGGGTGATCGCCGAGGTGAACAACGGCGGGGACATGGTGACAGCGCTGCTCAAATCCGTGGATTGCAACCTGCCGGTGCGGCCGGTGCGCGCTGCCAAGGGCAAGGTGGCGCGGGCCGAGCCAGTGGCGAGCCTCTATGGTGAGGGCCGGGTGTTCCATGCCGGGGGCTTTGCGCTGCTGGAGGACCAGCTGTGCGGGCTGATGGCCAGCGGCATCTATGCCGGGCCGGGCCGCTCGCCGGACAGGGCGGATGCGCTGGTGTGGGCGCTGACGGCACTGATGCTGGGCGAGCGGGCGGGCAAGCCGGCGGTTCGGGAACTGTAATTTCTGGCCCTGGGGCCGGACTTTCATCAACGGGAGATGCGCATGAAACTGCCATTCTGGCGGACCAAGAGCCGTGCGACCGCCAACCGCGTGCCAAGCTGGGCGACGCCGTGGAGCAGCGGCGTGCCGGGCGAGGGGCTGGCCCCGCGCAGCTATGAGGCGCAGGTGAAGGCGGCCTACCTCACCAATCCGGTTGCCGCGCGCGCCGTGCGCCTGGTGAGCGAGAGCATTGCCGGGGCGCCGCTGGTTGCCTCGCCGCCGGGGCATCCGGCGCTGGCGCTGCTGGCCAGCTGCGGGCTGGATGCCTCCGGGCCTTCATTGCTCGAGACGCTGGCGGCGCAGCTGATGCTGCACGGCAATGCCTATGTGGAAGTCGCCACCGGGCCGGATGGCCTGCCGGCGGCGATGTTCGCGCTGCGGCCCGAACGGGTGACGGTGGAGGTGGATTCACGCGGCTGGCCAACGGGCTATCTCTACCGCGCCGGGGAGGCCGTGACGCGCTACCCGGCCGAGACGGTGGGGGACAGGGCCGGGCTGCTGCACATCCGTGGCTACCACCCGCTCGATGATCATTATGGGCTCGGCTGCCTGGGCGCGGCGGCCGGGGCCGTGGAGGCGCACAACGCCTCGGCGCGCTGGAACAAGGCGCTGCTGGATAACGCCGCCCGGCCCTCCGGCGCGCTGGTGTACCAGCCGGGTGATGGATCGGCGCTGTCCCCCGAGCAATATGAGCGGCTGCGGGCCGAGATGGAGGCCGGCTTTTCGGGCGCCGCCAACGCCGGGCGGCCGATGCTGCTGGAGGGCGGGCTGAGCTGGACGCCGATGGCGCTGACTCCGGCGGAGATGGACTTTGCGCGGGTGCGGGACACGGCGGCGCGCGAGATCGCGCTGGCCTTTGGCGTGCCGCCGATGCTGCTCGGCATGCCGGGGGACACGACCTACGCCAACTACAAGGAGGCGAACCTGGCGCTGTGGCGGCTGACGCTGCTGCCGCTGGCCAAGCGCATCCTGGAGGCGCTCTCGGCGCACCTGCGCAACTGGTGGCCGGAGCTGGTGATTGCCGTGGACCGGGATGCGCTGCCGGCGCTCTCGGAGGACCGGGCGCGGCTCTGGGCGCAGGTGACGGCGGCCAGCTTCCTCACCGATCTGGAGAAGCGGGCGATGCTCGGGCTGGAGGCCGGCCGATGACGGCGATGCTGGAAGGGCTGGTCGCCCAGGCCGAAGCCGAGGGCGCGGCACGGGTGACGCTGCGGGCGCTGGTGGAGGAGGCCAGCGAAGTGGGCGCGGCACGGGCGCTGCGCACGCTGGGCCTGCTCGATGACAAGGCGGGGCCGGACATCATCGAGCTGCGCCAGCTCATCCAGGGCTGGCGGGATGCCAAGAAGTCCGCGCTCTCCGCCGCCCTGGCCTGGGCGGTGCGAACCATAGTGGCACTGTTCCTGTTTGGGCTGGCCTTCAAGCTCGGGCTGATCGATCGGGTGAGGGGCTAGCCATGCAGGATGTGCGGATTGCCGGCTATGCCAGCGTGTTCGGCGTGCCGGACAATGGTGGGGACGTGGTGCTGCCGGGCGCTTTCGAGGTGCTGGCCGCCCGCGTGCCGCTGCTCTGGCAGCATGACACCAAGGAACCGGTGGGGTTCGTGGAGCAGATGCGCGAGGATGCGCGTGGGCTGCGCGTGGTGGCGCGGGTGGTGGCCAGCGGGCGCGGCGAGCAAGCGGCGCAGCTGCTGCGGGCCGGCGCCATCGATGGGCTGTCCTTCGGCTATCGGGTCAAATCCGCCCGGCCGGACCGCGTGCGCGGCCTGCGGCAGCTGATCAAGCTCGACCTCATCGAGGTGTCTTTGGTGACTTTTCCGATGCAGCCGCTGGCGCGGGTGCTGGGCTTTTCAATGGTGGCAGAGGAGACGACGAATGACCTATGAGACCAAGGCCGACGCGCTGGACGCCGTGTTCGAGACGGCAGCGCCCGAGAGCGGCGCCGAGCTGGGCGCATTGCGCGCCGAGATGGCACGGCTCACCAATCTGGTTGTCTCGCGCGGGGTGGAGCGCCCGGCGCTGGCCGGTGTGAAGGCGGCTGAGCCCGGCTCTGTCGTGGGCTACCTCCGCAAGGGCCTCGCCGGCCCGGACGAGGTGAAGGCCGCCAGCATCGGCGTTGGCCCCAAGGGCGGCGTTGCGGTGCCGGTGGAGATCGACGCGGTGATCGACCGGGTGTTGCGCGCTGCCTCGCCGATCCGCGCCATCGCCCAGGTCGTGGAGGTCGGCTCGGCGAACTATCGCAAGCTCATCACCACCACCGGCGTTGTGTCCGGCTGGGTGAGCGAAACCGCCGCCCGCGCCGAGACGGATACGCCGGACTTTGCCGAGATCGCCCCGCCGATGGGCGAGCTCTATGCCAATCCGGCCGCCAGCCAGGCGATGCTCGATGATGCGATGTTCAATGTCGAGACCTGGCTCGGCGAGGAGATCGGCCGCGAGTTCGCCCGCGCCGAGGGCGTGGCGTTTGTGAGCGGCGATGGCATCAACAAGCCGCGCGGCTTCCTCACCGGCGCCAACAGCGCGCTGGGGGATGCCACGCGGCCGTTCGGCACGCTGCAGTTCGTAACTTCCGGTGCTGCCGGGGCGTTTGCCGCCAGCAACCCGCAGGACAGACTGATCGACCTCGTCCACAGCCTCGCCGCGCCCTATCGCCAGGGTGCCAGCTGGGTGATGAACGCGGCGACGCTCGCCAGGGTGCGCAAGATGAAGGATGCCGACGGCGCCTTCCTCTGGCAGCCGGCGCTGGCCGCCGACCAGCCGGCGACGCTGCTCGGCTATCCGGTGATCGAGGCCGACGCCATGCCCGATGTCGCGGCGGACAGCCTGTCGATCGCGTTCGGCAACTTTGAGGCCGGCTATCTGGTGGCGCAGCGCCGCGAGACGGTGGTGCTGCGCGATCCCTTCTCCAACAAGCCGTTCGTGCACTTTTACGCCACCAAGCGGGTGGGCGGCGCTGTCATCGACAGCCGGGCGATCAAGCTGATGAAGTTCAGCCTGTAGCGCCTGATGCCGGCGGCGGCGCTCCCGCTGCCGCCGGCACTTTTTCCGAGCTGATTTTATCCCTGACTTCCGGGCCATGCGCCGCGGGAGCCAAACCCGATGAGGCGTTGCCATGGCCATTACCGCAGCACAGGTGGAGGCGAACGGCTGGGTCTTGCGGCTGACATTCAGCGGCACACCCGGCACCTTCTCCAGCTACACGCTCGATCCGGATGGCGCGCCGCGCCTCGTGCTGGCCTCCAGCCACGCCGGTTTTGTCAAATCCGCCGGCACCGCCGTTGCCGGCACGCTGGCCCGCTCGCTCATCGGCACCAAGCCGCTGCGCCTGCCGGTTAACCCGGCGGATCCGAACACCCCGGTGCTCGATGAGACGGACCTTGGCGGCGGCCTGGTGCAGGTACGGATCGCGCTGTCCGAGCATATCTACGCCACGGAGTCCGGCCTCGGCCTGACGGTGCTGGCCGGCTGGCGGGATGGCGAGGGCGCTGCCAGCGGCCTTGCAGTCGTGAACAGCAGCACGCTCGATGCGCCGGTGCCGATCATGCGCTGGGCGTTGCTGCCGGAGCGCAATGCGCCGGCGATGTTCCGCCTGTCGCTCATCGTCGCCAGCCAGCATCCGCTTGGCCTGGAGCCGGTGGCCGGGGTGAAGTTCACCGCCACGGACGGCGCCACGGTCAAGACCGTCTGGGCGACCGAGCAGGGCACGGATGACACTTATGGGGATGGGCTGCGCTGCTACACCGCGCTGATCGACCCCACCACCGCAACAGCGCTCACCGCCGGCATCCTGCGCTGCGATGCCGAGGTTTACCCCTGGCTCGGGGCGATGCGCTCGACAGACCCGACAGGCGCACGCTCCATGGTGGACGTTGCCAGCTTCGGCACCGGCGGCGCCGGCGGGCAGATGAACAGCACGGCGCAGAGCCCCACCGTGGTGGTGCATGATCCGGCCGGTACGCTGTTTGGCGAGCGCTGGCTGTTCGTGGACCCGGCCGGCACGGCCATTGCCTCCGCGGCGATGGTCAAGGTCAGCCTGGCCGAGGCGCGGGCGCTGCCGCAGGCCGAGCGCCCGGCGAACATCAAGTGCGTCATGCAGGCGCTCTACCTGGCCAACCGCACCCGCGCCGCTGCCAATGGCCAGGCCAGCCAGACCCGCTCTGCCGAAAACGCCAATGTGGTGCTTGCCGCCGGAGTCCATGCCTTTGATGGCACCACAGTCACGTCGGGTGTCAGCACCGGGGTCGCGCCGATGCGGATCCTGGGTGATCCGCAGGATGCCAACCCCAGGGCCAATTGCATCATCCGCTCCGGCACGGCCAATCCCGCCGGCTGGCAGGGCATCAACCGCCTGCACTTCTCGAACCTCACATTCGAGATCGGGCAGGTGGCGGCGGTGCTCGGTGTGCGCTGCTGCTCGTTCGAGAACATCAGCATCAAGGGCAAGCCCGGCTTCACCACCAACAATGTCGCGTTTCATGGTTCGCAGCCGGCCACCGGCCGCTGGAACTTCGCCGCCGCCGGCATCAGCTTCACCCAATATGGCGGGGATATCGGGCAAAGCCTCAATGATCGCTTCAGCCTGGTGCGTGCCGCCATTGGCAGCCGGGCCTATGGCTGCATCACGCTGCTGACGTCGCGCTGGGTCTCTGATTCCGGCCTGGCTGCCGATGCCACCAACGCCACGGCGGTTCGCGGCTTCATCGCCACCAGCGATGCCGACGGCTGTTCGGACACGGTGGTGGCCTATTGCGACCTGCGGGCCTGCCGGCAGCGGGCCTGGACGCCGCCGCAGATCAGCAGCGCCGCATCGGGCGAAACCATCGCCGGCGTGGCCGTGGCGGCCATCCGCCGCCAGGCCTTCCTGCACAACATCGTGGAGCGGTTCGGCAACAGCGCGACGCCGCTGTTCGCGCTGGGGGAAGGCAGCCACCTGATGATGCGGGACAACATCATCGAGGGGAACACGATTGCCGGCGAGCGCTGCAACTTCTTCTACAATGATCCGGGCAGTGCCACGCTGAACAGCGAGGCCTTCCGCAACCGGGTGGCGGGCAACCTGTTTGCCGCCCATGCCAACAAGCATGACAGCTTCTTCAGCGGCACCTACGGTTATCGCCCACACCTGATCGGGGCCTGGTCGAGCCTGTATGGCGTCAACTGGTCCGGCAATGCCGATCTGAGGTCCAACGGCGTCAATGCCGGGGATTTCCGTAACGAATATTATGGCCGGAACAGCCTGCAATCCACCACGGCGCTGGATGGTGACGGAATCTGGACCGCCGATGCCAGCTTCAGCGGCAGCAACACCGGCTATGGCAACTATGCGCTGCTGGCCGGCACGGTGGCCGAGGGCCGCATCCTCACCGGCAATGGTGACCGGGACTGGAGCGGCGCGCCGCGCAGCATCGGCGGCTCGGCAGGTGCCTTCCAGCTCGGCGGCGGCCCGGCCGCGGCATCGCTGGCCCCGGCCGGGAGCCTGCACGGCCAGGCCGCCACGGCGAGCCTGCTGGGCCTGGTGCTGGCGCTGGTGCCCGATGGCGCCGCCGTGATGCTGTTCACCACGGCGGCGCAGCTGCAGCTGCAAGGCACGCTGGCACCGGCCTCGGCCACCAGCACGCTCTCGGGCGCCGGGCCGGATGTGAGCGGCAGCGAGACGCTGCTGCTGCCCGGTGATCTCATCAACCCCTTTGGCAACACGCCGGTGCTGGTCTTCCCCAGCGGCGGGACGGTGCCGGTGCGCACGCTGCGGATCGGGCCGGACCCGCGCAGCCTCGGCGCCTGAGCCGCAGGCTACCCCCCGAGTTCAACACCCGAGTTCAACCCCCCGACGGACTGGAGAACTGACATGGCAAAGTTTGCAAGCAATGACGTCCTTGATGGCAGCCTCGACATCATCACCACCGCCACCCGGCTGGTGGCGCTGAGCGGCCAGCCCGCCACCTTCGCCGGTGCCAACAGCGCCAAGCTCGCCGAGGCGACGCTGGCGGGCGGGGACTTCAGCATCGGCGCCGGGGACATCTCGGGCCGCAAGGTGGTGATTGCCGCCAAGGCCGGGCTCCCGGTGATTTCCGCTGGCACGGCCGACCATGTTGCGCTGCTCGATACGGTCAATTCGCGGCTGCTCTACGTCACCACCTGCCCGGCGCAGGCGCTGGCCAGCGGCGGCACCGTGAGCATCGCCAGCTGGAACGTCGAGATCGGCGCGCCGGCCTGAGGCCTGGGGCGGCAGGGCGGGGCGGCGACGCCTCGCCCTGCCGGCATCGGTGGCCAGGCTGGGCTGGCCGCCGATCGCGGACAACAGAAAGGACAGGATCTGTGGCGATCTTTCTCAAGGATCCGGAGGCGACCCTCGACTATGCGGTCGATTGGTCGGCCGGCTATCTCGACGGGCAGACGATCAGCACTTCGGCCTGGGCCGTGGCGCCGCTGGCCGCCGATGGCGTGGCGGTTGCCAGCCAGCTGATCGATGGCGGGCGCACCGTGGCGCTGCTGGCGGGCGGACGCCCCGGCGAAACCTACCGGATCACCAACAGCGTGACGCTTTCGGATGGCCGGAGCGATGAGCGCATCCTGCTGCTGCGCGTGGAGGACAGATAATGGCGAGCGACAATGGCGCGCTGGCTGTGAGCCTGGCCGAGTGCAAGGCCTATCTCCGGCTGGAGCGGGATGATGAGGATGCGCTGCTCGCCGGCTTTGTCCGCACCGCGATGGCGCTGTGCGAGGCCTTTACCGGGCAATGGCTGATGGTGCGGGCCAGCGAGCAGCGGCTGGCCTGTGACGCCGGCTGGCAGCGGCTGCAGGCGCTGCCGGTGGTGGCGATTTCGGGCGTGACCAGCGCCGGGGCGCCACTGGCCGGTGAGGCCTATGAGACGGACATCGATCTTGCCGGCTGCGGCTGGGTGCGGCTGCTGGCGCCAGCCGGGCTTGAAGCGCCGCTGGTGCAATTCCGCGCCGGGCTGGCCGTCGATTGGAATGGCGTGCCCGAGCCGCTGCGGCAGGGGCTGGTGCGGCTGGTGGCGCATCTCTTCACCCATCGTGATGCT